CGTGCTCATTTCCCTTGGAAGGAGGGGATGAAAGCACTTGGTTTCGATAGTGAGGCAAACTATCGAATGCATACGGATCAGTTAGAGTTTTGCTCCAACCGTTTGTATCGGACATCTGGTGGCTTGGTCTTTGGGCCAATGCCGGGAAAATTGTTAGCCAAGTTGGGCTATATAATCAATCCCCCTGTTGGTGTCAGCAGGGAGTCGATGATGCGAGGCATAGCATTGGGATTGATGGAGACTAGTAGTTTTATTCCACCCATTAGGGCTGTCGTAGATAGGATCTTGCAGCTTACTGAGGGCGTAAAGGCTTTTGACGGTGAAGTTGAAAAGAAGTCGAAGCATCGGGGCAAACGAACAGTTACCAAGTTTGCCAAGCAATACTGCGAGCACCAGTTTGCTGGGACTACTAGAGGATTTGAGTCTACAGTGGATGTAGATCAACACTTGCATGAACAATATGGCTGGGATTACAGCCGGCAAGCAGCGTGGGTTCTACGGCTCAGCAAGATGAGATTAGGCGATGATTATGATGATGCATTCGCCCATCTTTTGTTTGAGCGTGACACACTGGGTCCTTCACTTTTATTCGGTTGCCCAGGAGCAGCTGAGTAAAGTGAACTCCTAGCCTTTGTTAGGGCATAAGAGCTTAACACCTCACCTGAGCGGTTTGAATCCGCCCTAATATTGGAGCACCTGATGGGAGCTGCCTTTTGTGTGTTGTATAGTACGTACCGGTGGAAATCCGGAATAAAAATTTATGTGTGACGGCATGGTGAACCTTTTGGTATTGTCGTTTTGTAATTAGTACTGGAGATTGCATTGATGCGTCTCAAGTGTGTGCAAGGTCCTGACTCGACCTTAAATTGTCCTCACATTGTTTGTCAATGTGCGTAAGTAAAGTTACCTGGGTTGAGATATTATAGTTAATCAAAGCTTATCTCCCCGACAGTCACAAGTCTGTATTAAAACTGAGTGCACACACCAAGCGTTCGCCCACGCAAAAGCGGCCCGTGAGCTTAACACGTGAAAATTCATCATAAAAAGCCAACAATTTTACTACCTCTGTGGGCCGGATACCCGTATGTATGAGTCAAGTTCCTGTTTATTGGATGGTCTCTGGTAAAACAATATATCCACCGAATTCTCAAATCAGGCAACCCCAGCCACCGCTAGCGTTAGACGTATAGCAAAAGGGGCCCCCGACCGTCACGGTAAAAATATGAACGGAAATTGTAGTAGCAATACTATTAGTAGGCCTAGTTTTTCAGGTGTTGTACAACAAGCACATGATTATATTGGAATTACAGTTCAGACTAGTTCTGCAGCATTGCTGGAACAGCTGAAGCCCATGTACAAGAAGTGTAAGACACTCGTACAGTGTGACATGCCATACTATAGGAAAGTGGTCTTCACTGAACCTGTATTCAGTGAGGCGAGTCCCCCCGCACCTAGATTGGTTGGAATAGAACCGAATCCAGGTCCTAATCCACCGCGTGGGAAGAAGCCCCGGAAGGCTAAGCAACCGGGCAAAATTCGTGGTCCTAAACCACGTAACCAGCAAAAGAGAAATAATAAAGCTGGTTTTCAGAGTTACCCAGTTGGTCCTGGAAATAAGGGCCGGGTATCTCGAGGTGCCCTGGGCTTGGGTGGTAGTGGTAATCGTTCCACTTCACGTAGAGCACAGGTGATTGAAGAGGATGAGTATATAGCTGATGTGAACGGTAGTGTGGCTTTCACCACAACCGCCTATGCACTCAATCCTGGGCAGTCTGGAACCTTTCCTTGGGGTAACAAGATTGCGCAACTGTATGAGAAGTATGACTTTGAGAAGATAGAGTTCTACTATAAGCGTGAAGTTTCAGAATTTGCGACAAATGGCAACACTGGTAAGGTGATGCTGTCGTTTGATTATGATTCATCAGATAGCGCGCCTACCACTAAACAACAAGTGGAGGATACAGTTCCTCATATTGATGGTATGCCATGTGATCCTATACTCCGGTTAACCATCGATCCTAGTTGTATACGCAATGGGCCTGCACGTTATGTCAGGCCTGGTACTCAACCAGCTAATACGGATATCAAGACGTATGATGCTGGTAATTTCTATATAAGTACCCAGGGATGCGCTAATACGACAGCAATTGGAGAATTGCATGTGAGATATCGGGTCCGATTGTCGGAACCAGTTTTAGAAGCAGCTATATCTGCACCAGCTACGGCTAGTGTTGGTCATGCCACTTCTACAGCTTGTACAGCTGCTTCACCTTTCACTACTGCGAACTTTGCTTTGAATGCAGGTTCCAATTTGACTGTTCAGTGTGGTGGCGGCCCGTCCAGTAATGTAGCATTTGGTATATCCAATGCCGTTAGTGGGTCTAATTATGGGTATATAATAACTTGGTCGTCTTCAGGTAGTATTTCG